ATTAAGGACTTAGCTGTACTAAATAATTTTTTCAATCAACCACTACAAAAGATCAACACAGTTTAGCACAAAGTCCCAACCTACCGTCTATTCAATTTTAAGCATTGCCATAGCCGTACGGTAGTAAAGCTATAGAATGCTTTTTCTAATTAAATTTTTCATAATTAAAAAAATTAATCATTTGCGACATTGCAAATGAGGTTCAAATATACGCATTAAAAATAAAATGGCAAAAAATCATGTAGCAAATAGTCGGGGAAATCCTTTTCAACAAGATGTCGTAGGCATTCTCCGTGCCTTAGGTCATGTGACCTATGATTTTAAATACCGTAAGTGTATGGAATAATTTTAAATTCTAAATTCATAGAATATGAAGCAGACATTAGAAGAAGCCGTAAATGAAATTGGAGGCGTACATCCTGACTGGGATAAAATAACTTGTTTTAGAATAGGATTTAAAGAAGGAGCCAGATGGCAGACAAAACAACTTCCGTGGGTATCAGTGAAAGAACGGTTGCCGGATGAAAATGAAGACATCATCATTCTATGTAAACATGGTGCGATTTTTAACGGTACATATAGCAACAATGTATGGTTTTGCATGGATGGTTATATCTATGATACGTACAAAGGTAACCCAATTTACTCTTCAATGAGTAGCATACCTCCGTCATGGGAACCGATAGCATGGATGCCAAAACCTAAATTTGAAGAATAATGAATATTGGAATTTTAGCCGTTGATAGCAATTTCCCCAATTTAGCACTTATGAAGATCAGTGCTTACCACAAAGCAAGAGGCGATCAAGTGGAATGGTATAATCCACTATGTAAATATGATAAAGTATATGCAGCTAAAGTTTTCACTTTCACACCCGACTATAACTATTATATCAATGCTAACCAAATAGAAAAAGGTGGTACTGGATATGATATTGAAAAAGTTCTTCCAATTGAGGTTGATCGTCTTCAACCTGATTACTCGATCTACAATATTGACTCCAATTTGTCCTATGGATTTCTGACACGTGGGTGTCCCAATCGGTGTAAATGGTGTGTTGTTCCTAAAAAAGAAGGAAAAATCTCACCTTATATGGATATTGAGGAAATAACAGCCGGACGGAAGAAAGCTATCCTTATGGATAATAATATACTGGCCTCAAACTATGGCTTGCAGCAAATAGAGAAAATCATCAAACTGGGTATCAAAGTGGATTTTAATCAAGGACTGGATGCTCGTTTAATCACGGATGAAATCGCTCGGCTACTTGCAAAAGTAAAATGGATTAAACGTATTCGCTTTGGATGCGATACACCGGGACAGATTGCAGAAGTTGAACGTGCTTCCGCTTTAATAGACAAGTATGGATATAAAGGGGAATATTTCTTGTATTGCATCCTTATGGACTTTGAAGAATCGTTTGCGCGCGTCAACTACTGGAAATCTAAAAGCCGCCGTTTTCTTCCACATTGTCAACCCTTTCGTGATCTGAACAATCCACACCAAATTATTCCACAGTGGCAGAAAGACATGGCACATTGGGCTGATAGGAAGGAAATATACATGAGTTGCGACTTCAAAGACTTTTCACCAAGAAAAGGTTTTTTATGTAAGGAATACTTTAAAATATTGTGAGATGAAATTAAACAAAAAGACAGAGCGACTTATTAAACGTAGAGCCGCTGAATTTAAAAAATTATATGAAACTCCTAATCCCGAAGTAGATAAAATTATTTCTGAATTGAGAGCAGAAGCAACGAAACGTCCACAGAACATGAGTAAGGAAGAAGAAATTGCTTATATTCTGAAAAAGGCTGATGAAAATTGCGATCATATAGAAATTCGTAAAATCCTAAATGTAAGTAATACATGAATACATCTTTTGAACGATCTGCAAACGCTTCCGATGAATGGTACACACCACGAGAAATCATTGAAGCATTAGGTGAATTTGACCTTGATCCATGTGCTCCCATGCACCCTCTTTGGCCTACCGCAAAAATCATGTACAACAAGCAGGACAATGGTCTTATACAAAATTGGGGGGGGGCGAATTTGGCTTAACCCTCCGTACTCCAAACCGCTTATATGGCAGTTTGTAGAGAAATTGGCAGAACACGGCAACGGTATAGCACTACTTTTTAACCGGTGTGACAGCAATAAGTTTCAAGACATCATCTTCACGAAAGCAACCGGTATGATGTTTTTGAGGAATCGAATAAAATTCTTCCGTCCCGATGGAACACGTGGGGACAGCCCCGGTTGCGGTAGTGTTCTTATTGCATTTGGCCGGGAAAATGCCGAAATTTTAAGGAACTGCTCTTTACAAGGCAAATATGTTGAACTTAACAATGATAAATGATGAAAGTCTTATATTTACTCATGCTCATTGCCGGTCTTCTGTGGATCGGTGATTTCTCTATCACCTTAAAACCCTTTTCTGTATCTTTACCATGCTGGTATAAATCCGTTGGCATACTTCTATTTTGGCTGTCAATGACTATATATGTTTTAGGTGAGCATACCAAAGGCTATAAAGAAGGATTTGATACTGGAATTAAACAGTGCATTAAGATACTTGATAGAAATTGCCACTCTAAAGAAATAAATAATGATGAAACAGTACAGAATCAATAAAACGACTACCTTCGTAGAAGATAATTGCAGCGGAAACAGAGAGAAATACCTCCTTCTTGATTACAAAGTACAAGTTAAATTTGCAGGGATTTGGATAACAGTCAAGTCCTTTCATGATGAAGATGAAGAATACGCAAAGAACTGTGCGAATGAACTTCTTGAAAAACTTAACGAAAAGATTTGATTATGATTGAATTACAAGGAAAATTCGGCAAAGATTGTAAAATATTTACAAATGCAATAGAAAATGAAGCTATTGGAACGATACAAAACATTTTGAACAATCCGGTTACGACTGGTGTTCCGGTTCGTATTATGCCTGATACCCATCAGGGAGTAGATATAGTGATTGGATTCACCATGCCAGTTACAGATCGTGTCAACCCCAATCATATCGGAGTGGATATTGGTTGTGGAATGTTGTGTGTAGAAATTGAAAATGCAATAACAGAAGAGTCTTTCCCGGACATTAATCATGCAATCCGTTCCATCATACCTATGGGATTTGAGATTAACCAACAACCCTTATCCAAACAAGAAAAGGAAGATTTGTTTACCTTCTTATCTATCAGAATGGATCAGTTCTGCTCTAAATACCAACTAACCAAACCAGTTATTAATGAAGAATATGTATCACAACTTTGTAAGAAGGTGGGGATAAATGAAGGCACATTCTACAACTCTTTAGGTACATTGGGAGGTGGAAACCACTTTATAGAACTGGGGCGTGCCGAGTCAACCAATAATATATTTCTTACAATACATACCGGATCGCGCAACTTTGGTGTGAAGGTCTGTAAATACCATGCAGAAATAGCAAAATTTGATAAAAAGGCTTTTTCTAATGAAATTCAACGCTTGAAGTCCACTGTTGAGCCACAATTCATGCAAACTGAAATACTACGTTTGAAGGAAAAATTTGCCGAATATTCCGGGTATCTCACAAATGAAGCAATGCTCCACTATTTATGTGACATGGTGATCGCACAAGGATATGCCGCATTCAACCGCAAGTTGATTATACAGCGTATAATCAGAACTTTGAGCTGGAACGCTACAATATCCGTTGAGACAGTCCATAACTATATCAGCTTTGATGATATGATAATCCGTAAAGGGGCTATTGCCGCATACGCCAATGATTACGTTGTGATTCCTATGAATATGGCAGACGGTATTCTTCTTTGTCGTGGTAAGGGAAACAAAGACTGGAACTATTCTGCACCACATGGTGCAGGACGCTTATACTCCCGTTCCGAAGCTAAAGAAAGATTATCAATGGACGCATTCAAAACCCAAATGAGCAAAGTGTATTCCACTTCCGTATGTGAAGGGACATTGGATGAAAGTCCTATGGCATACAAAAATGTTCAGGAAATAAAAGAGCTTATAGAACCTACGGTAGAAATTATTGATACAATTGTGCCACTAATCAATATCAAAGCTGTATGATAGAAAAGACAGACTTCCCATATACTCTTGGCGGCTATGTTGAACAGCAAAATTATAAAGGTTTCGACATAGCCGTTTCCATTCGTAGATACAAAGGAATATCAGCTTATGTCATTTCCTCGGAGAAAAGGCTGATCCGTGAAGAATCTGCCACCTTTGCCGACAAAGAAGACATGTTCCGTTGGGGACGAGAAGCGGTTGACCGATATTTGGAACAGCAAGAACGTAGAAAAGAAGAAAATACGATCAAACGGGCAGACTATTATAAGAAGAAAGCTCGTGTGGCAGCATTGAAAGCCTTTAATGCCGCTATGTATTTCTCTGATATAAAGGACGGACTTTATGATAAGGCAAAAGGATTTTTTGAGTATGAACTGGATAAGGAACATGGAAAGATCAAATGAAAACACTTGATATTATACAAGGCTTTTGCGATCATGTTTTTCGTGATAAAAAAGGAAACCGCATCTTTCCCAATATTTTTGTCGGGAAATGGGAAGCTGACTTATTGGAAGTTACCCGGTCACGCCTGACTTATGAATATGAAGTAAAAGTAAGCAGATGTGATTTCCATAAGGATAAAAAGAAAAGTGATAAATATGGCAAGAACAAGTTTGATGTTGTCACTTCCGGCCAACGTACCAATTATTTTTATTATATAGTACCAAAAAGTTTGATAAAGCCCGATGAAGTCCCTGATTTTGCCGGGCTTATTTATGCTTATGAAGGATCAGTGCAATGTTATTCTCTTGAAAAGGGAAGGTATGCGGTAAAGAGAATTTTCTTTGAGGTAGTCAAGCCTGCCCAAAAAGTTTCTGACATGAAAGCGGATGATAATTTCATTCGTAAACTCGACTTATCCATGTACTATCGCTATCACCAAATGAGAAGAGATAATTACAAAAATAAGGAATAATATGGAATTAAGATTAGACCCTGAAATACCGGTCACACGGGTTGTCAACGGACATAATGTTTTCAATAAAGGCTATCACCACGGATTAAGAGGAAAAACCTATGAAGAATACTATGGCAAAGAGAGAGCTGTTGAAATAAGAAAAAGACACAGCGAGGCTTTGAAAGGACATAGATATTGGTCTAATGGAAACGCCCATGCCTTTGCGTGTATCGCAATCACTCCCGAAGGCAAATGGTATAGATTCGATTCAATAACCCAAGCCGCCCAAAAGCTAAATCTGAATTATGCCACAGTTCGCCGGTATATAAAACGAAAAATCAAGCCCCAAAATGGCTGGCAATGGTTTTTGGAGAAAGATAATAACTGGATAAAACATATTGATAATGGGAAAATTAAATGAGATCGCGCAGAAAGCTTATGAATGTGCCGTAAGACGTGGAAAGATTGATCCCGACAATGATAGCAACAACAATCTTCACCGCGATCTGCTTGAAGAAGTTGCCGAAGTCTTTGAGTGTACGGGTGAGAAATCTCCACATATTAAAGAGTATTTAGATGTAGAAGAAGAACTGGCAGATGTAATCATTGTTGCCCTAAGTACACTACATCATTTCAAATGTGACATTGATTCACTCATTGAAGCCAAAATGAATTATAATAAAAACAGAATGGATTGATATAGGAACCGGACAATTAATAAAGTTGATTGTTGAGACGTTTGTCCTTATCTTTGCACTACCATGTGTCTATAAAGATTTCATGAACTTATGGAAAGAAAAATAGGTGATATAAAAGACAAGAAGTTAAAAGCTGAAAATATCACACTGGCAGCAATATATAACATATTGTTCACCAATGACATAGTTTGTTCCTTAATTGTAGAAATGTTAAGTGAATTACGTAAATCAAGGCTTTGTCGTTTCCGCGTAAAGCAGCAAGGAAATAAACTGGAACAGTTGATGCTTCAATATGAAAAGAAAATCAATAAAATAGCTGGACACCGGGCTTTTTTCATGGCTGATGCTAACCAGTATATTGCAGATGAAGTACAACCTGATCTGCTTAAAATGGAATACTCCATTAAACTGGAATTTGACAAATGCCGGATTGAAAACAGTGCCTTACTTGCCAAAGTAGAACTTACAAGATGTATGGCAGAGCTTGCTTGTCTATCCCTTGACAAACGGATAGAAGAAGTCCGTCCATACAACAAAGAAGTAACCGGAATAACATATCTCCGGCTCACTGACACACTTAAAGTATTGGACGAACTTTCTGATATTTTATATAAGGGAGGGTATTGTGACCTCAATCAAAGTGATAATTGCAAAAGGGGGGATGGCTATCATACAACGAAAACTTACTGATTGTGATATTATCAGCCGCGCAATCAATGAGTCAGACAAGTTAAATCCGGCTGGGGATGATGAATAAAAATGGCAAAATATCGTATAGGAATATCCGAGAATCTATTAGGAGACAAACGCTATCAGTGTCAGATTAAAAGATTTGGCATTTGGTGGAATGATGAAAGTTTCAGCACTAAAGAAAGAATGTTAGATTATGCCCGTAAACTTGAAAAGGCCGGGCATATAGTGTTTAACTATTTATAAGCGAACAATGAAATTAGAAGGAAAAATTATTGTGGCACAACCGATACAATCGGGTGTCTCAAAAAATGGTAACAACTGGCAAAGACAAGATTTCGTTTTGGAAATTCCCGGCCAATACCCTAAAAAAGTCGCTTTTTCAGTAATGAATAGCAATATTCAGAATTTTGGATTAGCAGTCGGGCAAGACGTTGATATTGAAATAGATATTAATGCGAATGAATGGCAAGGAAAATGGTTTAACTCCATTACTTGCTGGAAAGCAACACTCCGTAATCCAGGACAGCCTACCGCAGCGCAACAGCCCCAAACTTATTATCAGGGGGCATCATCCACCGCGGCACCCGTACAAACTGCCATACCTCAACCGCCAGTGGATTTTGGGGAACAAAAAGACGATTTGCCTTTCTAAAGAAAAAGGAGAAGGGAGCATTTCGGCTCCCTTCTTATTAATTAATGTTCCACCTTTACAATTTCATTATAAACGATTTTGCTTCGTGGGTTATGATTGACTATCGTTTGTTTATACCCCTTTGTCCCCCATCTCCACCATAGGAACCTGTGTTTATATATCCGGCTTATCGCACTTGAAAGACTGTCTCTCACTTCATAAGTAAATGTGCTGTCAGGAATATTTGCATAAAAATCCACCCATTTATCTGAATAATTGAAACAGCTGTCTTTCAGAACAAATACAATACTGTCTTTAGTGACAACTTTTGTGGTTGTGATATATTCGACTTCTTTTGGACGCAGATTCAATTCTTTTATTAGTTTTGCATCCGCACTCCGCAGCTCTTTCAATTCTTCTATGTTAAGCCGTAAAACATGGTTTTCAACCACATTTAGACTATCCCTAATCTTATATTCTTCAAGCCCAGTACAGAGACTTTTCATATTATCTGAAAGTCGGGCACTTTCCTTCTTCTCTTCCTGCCACAACCGGTACATCAAAAAGGTTGCCGCAAGGAGTAACACAAAGATTACTCCTATACCTATCTTCAATCTCATAATCAATCTGTATATACATTTTTACCAACTTCCGCAATAACTACCCATGCACCATTACAGAAACCATATATCTTACCGTCATTCTCCGGCATTTCAGGTATTGTATTAAGTTTTGTTTCATTGGCAGTGGCTTTGCTAAGAGCTGTTTGAGCTGTACTTTTTGCAGCATCAGCCGTTGTTTGTGCGGTCACGGCCTTTCCATCAGTAACAGCCAACATTCCAGTCAGAGTTTTTTCATTGGTTACTCCTGCAAGGAAGGTTTCAATTTCATTGAAGGTGTCAATGGCCGTAGTCGCATCAACAGTACCAACCAATTCATCCAAAGCGGTCTTCACCGCATTTATGGACTGTTCCAGTTGGGACTCTGCCAGTTGAGCACGTCCGCTTTCTGCTAAAATATCCGATTTGCTCGCACTGCTGCTACCATCAGAACTTTCCAAAAATGAAGATGAAATAGGAAGTTCATTACATCCTACCATAACATATTGTCCGGCTATCAACCCGTCGACATTCATATCACAGAACTCTCCAACCCCAAGTGCTGTTTTGTAAGGTACATAATCCTTTCCATTAGAACTTTTGTACACAACAACTCTGTTGTTTGCTGCATCTCCAAAATTGATGCTAATAGCAAATTTCCCAGTAGATAACTGTATAGGTTGGCTTTCGTACCAATCCTCTTCTTTAAGAGTAAAATTCAAGTTTGCCATATCTTCTATGTGTTTATATGTTTGTTTCCTATATCAACTCCCAACCTTTCCTTACCTCATCCATGTTTGCAGGAACACCATTCTCAACATAACTCATTGCAGCCACCACCGCAATAAGTTGTTCCCGGTTGTTTCTGTTCAGAATTGTATGACGAGATATGCCTGAACGCTTTTCGACTGTGGCAATATACACTTCAGTATTGTTCTCACATGGCGGTGCCCATCGCATAATAACATCTTCAAGTTCATTGGCCGTGCCGTCTTTGTCAGTATCATACTTATTAAGAATATAAGTTTGAAGAGTTTTAAAAGCAGCACGATAACCGTATGCCATAGTTTTAAACTGAAAGAAACTTTTATCTGTCTGTGTTGCAGACAACCCCTGCCATTTCGTATTATTTCTCCGTATATTTAACGGATTATTATTCCGTAGTCCCCGTGTCATTTTTATCCTCCTTTTCTTTTTGTGTTTCAAACAATATTTGTGCGGCCAGTCGTGCTATATCGTCCTTATTCTCAATGATTATACTCATGGTCTTTTCCGCTTTCCGAAGCTCGGCCTTTTCCCATGATTTCTCACGTACCGATTTGAACTCACAGAAAACGCAATAAACCGCCCATAACATAGCGAATACTGGAAATGGAATGACGATGCAACATATAAGGTCAATCATAACCAGTGTCAGAAACGGATTAAAATATTTCTTCGCTTTTGTCGCTGTCATTTTGTACTTCTTCGAGGTACGAAGTTCCCCACGCTGTTTGGCCTTCTGAATCCCCGAAATAAAATCTATCCCCATTGCGATTATGATAGCTGTCATACTTACCGCTATCAAAACCAAATGTAAAAACAAATGGTCGTGAATGAATGTTTCAATAATGTCGTTCATATCCTTTTGTGTTTGCGTTTATTATTTTTATTCCAATAGTAATTTGTTGATAGCATCAATAAAGGCTGGGGAACATAAACTTGCGTATTCCTTAATCATATTACACTCTTCATCGTTATACTCAATTTCTCCATTGGAGTTGAATATTTTAAATGCGAGGGCATGAGCCTCTATTCCCCTGCCAAGTTGATAAATGATATTGGCAAAATCCTTCTTGTAGTTCTCAACGGAACATCTCGTCTTATCAATATCAACAAATATCTCAATTCTTTCAAAATTTATCCTTTTCATAATCACTTCCAATCATTATCATTTGAAGCACCGAACATCAGTCCTCTTCCCAACCAGTCAGAGTTCGGTGACGGATACATAAAATCCACCAACTGCATACAATGGTGCATGGAACCGCCATTCAATGTTTGCTTTGTTCCATTCGCATATATCTGAACATTATTATAATTGTCATTTGCATTAACCACGAATATCCTTTGGGTAACGGCAAGACTCAAAAGATAACGGTAGGTTACATTCGATGTTATTCTAAATATAACCGTATCAACTGGAAAACCCGAAGTTTCACCGTTATAATCGTATCTTGGCGAATAGCAAGGAACTGTATAATAAGTTTCGTTAGCAGAGGAAGTCCCGGAAGTCAAAGGTATATAAGTACCGGTTTTATCAGCACCTTTTGTGTACACATAGGCATAGGAGCCGTAAACTACCATAATGCTTCTTTCCCTTGCGCCAAACACGCCTCTACACCATAAGTCAGAAGTGTAGAAACGTAATGACCGGTTATCCTTAGTACCTTGATGATACATATCACCATCAAACCACATTCTTCCATCACTTCCAAAGCTGATTCCTCCAACCGCATCACCAGCAGCATTCACGCAATTCAACCTTGTAAAAGAGCCTGATACACCTTTCAATGTACCTTCAAAAGTGCTGTCACCTGAAATAACCGCACCAGCCGCATAGAGTTTCCCTGCTATACTCACCTTATATGGCGCATCAGTCGGTGTTGTAGCTCCAACCCATAACGGATAGTCACCACCAACAAGACCTGCTGCAACCGTTTTATTATCGCCCTTCATTATCAAAAGCTGATTACCCTGCATGAACCGTAGAATAGCATTTTGAGCCATGATAAGCGGAGTGTACACTGGCACCAAAGAATTAAACTTCTGCCAATAAGTTGTATTTGTCACCGGAATGGAATCACTGGACGTATGAGTTTTCAGACATTTATACGCATTAAACGTATTAGCACCGGTAGTCACAATTGCAATATCCAAGTACCGGGTACCGGAAGTCAAAGCCTCGTCATTGCGATACTCTATGCCTTTAGCCCATTCGGATTGCCGGAGAATACAGCCTTGCAGCCCGTTTTTCCCCGGTTCCCCATTAGTACCGTCAATTCCATTTTTGGCCTTTCTTCGTATTAATATATGCCCTTGCGCCTCCATACCGGATTACTTCAATTTTGCTAATACTTCTTTTGCGATCTCCTTAGCCTTGATACGATAACTCTGATAATCAGTGTATTCTTTCAGATATTCGGCACGCTTACCTTCGTCAAGTTCCGAAGCCATATCACGTGCCATTTCCAAGTTGGCGAAAATGGCATCACGTTTATTCGCATCATAACGTTCCATGATAATGGCACTTACAATACTGTCATAATCATGTTCCCCTTCAACATCCACGTTTTCACAGACATACTGGTCTTCAACCACCACATCTTCCGAACCGGCCTTTTGAACAGCTTCTCTTCTCTCAAAGTCGAAGTAAATGCGTAGCAACGCACCTTCAACTACAAATTCAATACCAGTCGGCAGTTCTCCTACAAGAGTTCCATAACTTTTCATAAATTACCTCCATTTTTATAATTATTCTTCAAAATAATAAGCACTCTTCCCGTCACCTAACGAACGCCGCTTGACAATCACATTTTCCACTGGAAAAATCTTCTGACCGTTATTCTCCGCTTCGCGAGCCTGATCCAACACATCTTTCAGATTGTAACAGTTCGTTATGAATTTGCTACGTTGTCCGTTCTGTTCAAAAAGAACACAATATCTACCTTCACCTTGCTTTGTCTTCACATTCGTTTCAAAGTCCACCACTGTTATAGGGACATTGAGAATATCCATCAATCTTGTCTCTTTTACATCGAAGAACTTCTTTCCGTCCTTTGTTCTACCACTCTGTTTGATACCTTTATCTGCAAAACTCATATCATTATTTGTTATTGTTCTCCATAAATTCTTACAATCTCCCCACTTACACCAGCCCCAGTATGAAGCTCGTATCTCGCGGTTACGTTTCCGGCTTTTTATTCGTTTCACCTTTCGGGCAAAGTTCTTTTTCATATTTTTACGCATCCGAACATTATCTTTCGTGAAGCAATAGCCCAAAAAGTTAATCCTTCTTCCTCTTACTACGTTTTCGCTTTCTATGCTTTTTGTTCCCATTTTTTGTTTCTGTTCCTATCGGAGCAATACAACTGTTTGCTTTAACTACCAACCCAACTTTTGCACTTTCCCGTTCATACGCACGAATAAGAAACAACGCTTCGGCCTTAGAACGAGCCAGCATAACATTATCATCGCAATATCTATGCAGGCATTTGACACGATATTTCTCCTTCATTGTATGATCTATCCGGCTTGCCGCAAAATTCCCGATAGGTTGGCTTGTAAATGCTCCAATCGGAACACCTCTTCTTCCGTTCAACTTCATTCTCCAATACGTCAACTAACTCTGTTCCGCTGTCATACGATAAAACAGCTATCTCGATCAATTTAATAAATCGTTCATCTTTGAATTTCCTTCTCAATGCAGCAACAATAAGCTCATGAAGAATACTTTGATAGAACTTTTTGAAATCAGTCTTTACGAACCATTTGTATTCCGGGTACCGGTGAAGAAAACGTTTCATTCTCCTTACTCCAAAATGTAATCCCTTTCCCTTGATACACGCACTTGTATCATAAATCAAATTTCTATAAACATCTTCTTCAATCACCCTCATAATTGCATGGTGCAATATACGCCACGGGAAATATTTCTGTTTGACAATATCTCGAACCTTTCCTGCATCACTTTTTACTCTCATTACGCTATAATCCGGTGCCGGAAAATCCAATGTCAGGATCATCAACTGCAAAGCTCGGAGGTCTTCTTCCGGGTGTAGATTATGCCGCCTGATAAAGCGGTTTTTCTTAACCTTCCCATCTTGTGCTTCTTTGTCCGCTTCACGTAAATTATTTATCTCTGCTATACGTTCAAGAATATACCCGGCTCTTTTAGATTTCTTTCCACCGTTTGCTTCTATCCGTTTATTGTCAGCCTCTATCCTTTCCGCTATAATTCTATCAATTTCATTATGCGATAGACTCTTCCAATCAATATCACTTCTTCCAATATTCACTGCTGCTTTGTTTTAAAATTTACACCATACTTCCAATTTTGTCTTGTTCAGACTATTTTAATTATTCCGATAACTGCAAGCTGTTTTTACTTGCTTGAATAATTCGCCCGGAGCTTTCGAGAACCAACCTACTAACACCGCTTGTTGCCTTTCGCAAATTGGGCAACCTTTCCGCATTCTTGATTTTCTGACATCGTAACCAATTGATTACTACGTTGCAACGATATAAATCCTGCAAGGTCATGGCTCGGAGAACTCGCAGATTACTCTACGATAAATAAGTATGGCGAGAGCCGACATTCGCATTCGAGTTCGACCAATCGTTATTCGAGTTCGCATAAGCGAGGCCGCAATTCGCACCGTTATTCGCATTACCGCCCCAAAAGACAAGCTCTTGTTCCCTTCCGCCAACCGTCCACCCCTGTCGGGTGCGTCACGCTATTCGTAATTCGAGAACGTGACGCTGTGAACGGATTTTGTAACTATTTGTATTTCAAAGAACTAAGTTTCATTAATTCGTTAAGATGCCATCAATTCAGCACCCGTAACAAATGTTAAATTCCCATAATAAGCAAGGCGAGAGCCGACACTCGCAAGCGAGTACGACCAAGCGTTAACCGAGTACGCAGACGCCAAGCCGCAGAGCGCACCGAAATTCGCAAGACCGCCCCAAAAGACAAGCTGCCCAGTGTTGTTAGCCCATGAATAATCAGCCCAATATGAAGTACTTCCTCCGCCAATCTTTGCCGGGAAAATATCGAAGTTATCCCCAGCCATAATTTCCTGTACATACCCACTTGTTGTTAAACGGGTTGCTTGTCGGTATTCCCCGTTAGGGTGAGTAGATACTTCAGCAGTAGTTGGAAGTCGGTTGCCTTTATAGATAAAGATTTCGGTTCCGTCTTGTGTATCATTTGCAGAGTTTCCACAATATACCCCTTGTATATCTTCCCATTGCCATCCATAAGGGTCTTCAATACCCATCATGTTTACACGTGAACAATTCACACCCGTAATGCTTCCATTCACTAATGAAATGCCAATCTTTCCCCAGTTATCACCAAGACTTTTGGTAGCTCCGGTTTTCAATGATGCCGCAGCCCCCCATAAATCCAAGTTTGAGCTACCACTAACACCGTACCCCAGTTTTGCTTGAATATTGGTATCTCCATATTCAGATAATCCAAGCATCATAATAAGTTTACGCTGATCGTAGTCAGTCAGTCCCCAGTCTTTACCATTCACTTGTGCTGCACTCCAAAAGGCATTGATAGTCTTACTTCCTGCCGGAGATACCCCGGAACGGGAAACAAGCGCACTGCCTGACATAGAACCTTTATACGCACCAATACAGTTGTATTCACCACCATTGGCTCCACCAATATAATGTCCACCGATTGGATACATGCTTAACCATAAATAAGGTATTCCGCTTACACTATCAGTCTTAACTAAAAAGTATAAACGCGGAGAAATGAACATTACATGTCCTTTGGATTCGTCAAGAGCAGTACCGTCAGCAAACACTCCTGAATTAGTCGGAGATAGTTTTGAGGCTTTCCCCGCATTATTAACGAGATAACGTCCACTCATTCGTTTGTATTCAGCCCATGCAGCCGTATTTCCTACAACTCCATAAGCAGTACTACTCTGAACTTTATGCTTTAAAGGGATACCCCATGCGACTTGTCGCAGAAGTTGTTCATTACCTGTATTAATTGCGTTCATCAGATTCTCCAATGAAATACGGCGAACGTTTCCGTCAATCTCAACGAGTACACTATTGCTTCTTAGCATAGATTGTACTATGGTTTCACTTCCTAAAGTTTTTGATGCCATAATTTTGTATTTGATTAATTATTAATTGAAGTTACATTCTGCAACTACATCTACGTCATACAGATTCCCGTTACGATCTGTTTCAGTTGTTGTTACTGATATGCTGTTCGTAGATGAAGATTTCAGACTCTTCCAGTTTTCCTTATCCATTATATTCATTGTCCATGCGGCAGACGAAGGGGAATATGTCGCTCCGGTAGTCATATTGACAATTTTTGCACTAACAGTTACCGGGCTACCTGTATCCACCTCTTTATTGGCTGAAGAAATGTAGCACACAACCTGAAATTCATCCGCAGTATCAATAATACGGATACCCGAACGTGCCAAAGGCTGTGAGTCACTGGAAGACTTGTACACTTCAGCAATGAACAGTTGAGTACCATCAACATCACCTCTTCCGACAGTAATAGTTTTTTGACCGTTTTTATCTGCCCATGCCGCCGTGTCTTTATACCATTTCACATAGTAATCCGATGCCTCATTTGCTCCAAGATATAATTTTGTCTGCAATGAAGTTGAAGTAACCTTACTCGTTAGCTGTTCAGTTGTAGCGAGAATAGCAAGATAATATGAACTTGCACCTATGTTTTGAATTACGATAGGCAAATCCTTTGTCAAGTTATACTCTACTCCGGCAACCGTAGCCACACACGAATAAATAAGAGTATCCCCGGCAATATTGGTCTTACTTGCTAAATTGGCAATAATCTTAATAGCTCCGGTAGTAGTGTTCATTTGAAACTTTCCGGTGCTATCAGCCTTCCATCCGCTACTTTCCGCACCACTAAATTTTAATGCCACGCCATTGTATGTCCAAGTATGGTTTGACAATGCGACTGCCAGCCCATGCGATGAAATAACCTTCGGAGTTCTTATCGGTTGGTTTGCTGCTTTCGTCCAATCCGGCGATACGACTCCACTTTCAGAATCTACGCCCTGAAACAGAGGTATTCCGTTATTATCAAAACTAAGTGTCAAGCTATCATTCGCTCGTAATCGCTTGATGGTAATACTATTTTGGGCACTGTAATCATAAGCCATAATTCCATCCTCCTTCGTTTATAATGTTATTTATTTCCACGTTTGTATATGTTGTACCTCCAAGTATTTGAACACGAGCTTCAAAATCACCTTCGAGGAAATCACTATTCATCACCTCTTTTTCATTGATAATGATAAATCCTTTCTTTGTTCTATGTCCGCTATCACTGATTCCAGCATTAGTGACTGTTTTGGTTTTTGCTACTACATATCTCATAATTATCAGTTTATGTAAACATTTCCACTTTTGTCCGTATATTCTGTGCCCGAAGCATCAGTCATAACTTTAAATATCGGTTTCTGTTCCGCTTCCACGTATATATCAAGCCAATCATCAAGATATGTATTTCCAATTCCTGTACGAGATAATGTTATCACCGTTTCAGTTCCCTCATTATGTTGTACTCCGGTTAAATTCTCTGTATCAGTAAACCATACCATCTTTAAAATTGGAGCGGGAACCGGAACTATATTTCCATTGTAATGCACCATTACTTTATTATAGTGAGTAGTCTCACCCGGATTAATGGAAACTCCGCTTACTGGTTCTATATCAAATTTGGGATATACCCGGTTTATAGAAAACTGTTTTCTTGCTTTTTCTTTTCCACCAACATTGACAACCAAGAGAAAATCACCTTTTTCTATTAGCCGCAAATCCATAGTGATCTTCGTTAAGGTCAAAGCGATTATCTCATGTTTGGCAGTTGTAAGTTGTGTCAAGACACCGCCACTACCAATGCTGTATAAATTCAATGTATAACCAGCAGCTAAAAGTGTGTCCCCTTTATGCACGGATACAGAAATAGAGCGTTCGTATGCGTTTTCATTCAGCGCAGCATTGCGTGCAGATGTTGAAGCCGTAGTCAAACCATTAGCAACTTTATAATCATACAGTAGCAAAGCATCCTCAAATGGATTGTACCGGATGATTTGGTCGTCTCCGATTGATAAGCTGTATTCATCTTCACTTTTATCTACGGTAGAAAGAGTTATAGTATCTGTCTTCACTGGGATATTTGCACCCAATCGGGTATCAGCAACTACACCTTCAAAATGAAGCTCAAAACTTTCTCCCGGAGAAACATTGCGGTTGATCGTAATTGCACCGCGAGTCGAACCAACAGTATCAATAGAATACTTTCCATTCCAAGAAGCTACGGTTGAAGCCTCTTTTCCGTTGATATACCACTTCATTTCGGAAAGTAACTCATTCGCATAAGGAGTATTCCAGCTACCATCCGTACAGTTCGCAATAACTTCCGGCAGAATCACAAGCGGAGTAACGCCACGGTCAGGCTCATATTCGCCATTCTCGCTATTATATACTTGCGAAGCCGGGCTATTCGGAGTCATAATTTTCAAGCTGACCGCAATAGTCAATGGTTGAAAATCTTTTCTAATTCTTTTCTTTACACTTTCCATACTCTATATACTTATAATAGCTTTCGCCGTATCAGTTTTATTTGTTGCCGTAACGGTAAATAATGTACTTACAGATGTGATAGCGTTATCTCCGAGGTCTTCATAAGCAAGCGTTATATTTCCGGCAAAGTTTTTATTCTTGATTGCCCACGCTTCATCATCTGCCGTATCACCACTATCACGGGTTATTCTCCATTTTGTTACAGTATCGGTTATATCGCTCCAACCTTTGAATACCCTACAAGTAATGTCCATAGTCTCACCAAAAGCAAGAAAATTATCTCCTTGCGTATCTATCTCAATACGTGCCGGGTAGTTTTCAAGTTGTTCAATAACTCCGGTCATGTATATGTTATTCAAATAAGCAGAATAACCTTCCATGTTCATTCCGAAGACAGACAAGTTACTCAAATCACCAAATTGTGCCCCGATATTATCTGAAGTAAACTCCCAGTCATTAACTCCCCGCAAATAGCGTTCATACGTTCGAGTAGAATAGCGAGAGGTCTGCCGTGATTTATCTGTGAAGTTTCCATATCCAACAAAGTGCATTGCCTCGCACGGATGAAAAAGAAATCTCCAACGATCACTTACGCCACGAAGCATATATCGGAACTTGCTGTTTCTTCCAACTTCTAAAATATCCGTAATGCGAAAATAGCATGTATAGAATCCGGAGAATTGAAAATTGCCTATTCCGTCGTCATAATCATCTGAAAAATTATTGTCCAACGTCATTCCATCATGGAATATCCCCTGACAAATATCATCCACGGCAACTTTGCCAATTTCTTTGTCTTGCAAGTGTAATATTATTGTTCCCGTATTAAGAATGTTTCCATCAACATCAGTATCAGGAACCACACTCTCAACGACACCCCCGCCCGGAGCGTTCCAACGATTACCAACTTCTATGCTTATCCGGTTATATCTCAATTCAGGAACTTCCAAGAACTTGCGGACAGATAATGAATCAAGCCAAGCGGAACCGAATTGGTCTATCTTCCCACCAAAGCCGGAAATACCTTCTGCAAACTCTCCGAAGACTGCCCCTTTGAGAAACTGGATTACTCCTTGCGCAATATCATCCGAAATCTTAGAAAGGAATAGTTTACTGCCAAAAGTCCGAATTAAGCTGTTTATCTGTTGTGCATTATATCCGCCCGAACCTTGCCCACCTCCAATGGAGTCTATTGCATTTTGAATCTTTTCAAGAGTACCAACAGATTTCTCATTTGCCAATGTCACTTCGTAAGTCGGGACAAGACCTTCTCCTTCAGTAATTCGCAGAGAATCAATAATGATACTTCCGTCAATCTTGAAATCGGATTCAGTGAACAACATCAAATCTCCTTCCTTCAGCAAGCTATAAAGTTGTGGGTGCCGAGCCATGTATATCTCGTCAATCTTCACTTCATAGGTATAGCGCACATAATCATTTTTTGCCAAATACTCCTTGCCAGCTTTCAAAAGGCGTTGAGCAGCAGCAGATATGTACACTTCCGGCATATCAATATTCAAGAAGACAAATTTGTCTCCGGCTTTGATATTGTAATCTTTATATGGGAAATAGAGTTTCAGCCCATCATCATAAACACGATTACAAGTGAGAATGTATTTATTACCCTTCTTCTCACATTTTGTAATCTCAAATTCTCGTCCACCACACATACCATCTTCCATGCTAATGGTGGCTGTTTCTCCGGTCAGATAGTCATTTATATCAAAACCAACATCTTTAATAGTCAAAAGAAATGATGGAATATTCTCACCCTCTTTCAACTTGTCCCACATACCATCATCACTGATTGCTTTACCATCTTTTTCGGTAGCATCCGTCACAATCTCGTCCAAGTTTCCGTTGTCCCCGGTATCAATACTGCATGATATTCCGGCAGCAATAAGTTGCTCCGCAGTCATGCCTTCCATTGACGGGTAAATCTCTGGCAATGATTCGTCACTTCCATCAAAATACACGCTATCCTCACGTACTCCAAGCACCGATATATTGGGGCTATCAATATAAGCATCCAACGTCCTCTTGGGAAAATCCGGCAACATCAGATTTTGTACTGCCATGTTATTAGGCAGATAATTGGTAAGGGATGCGTCCGACAACTTATTGTAATATCTAACCGGAAGATTTCTTGTACTACCATACACACGAAGACGGGTAATTATTTGCTGGTTACTTTCAGCCACGCGCTGAATTTCAAATAATCCCTTTCCCTTCCCATATTGGAAAACATTGTCGATAGCTACTCCCGCAGTACCAATAATTATCTTGCGTCCGCGAATAATGAAATTTGCATCGAATTTCGATTTAATGAAATCCAGCGCAGCCCACACCTTTAGCTTACTTGCGTCAATGTTCACATTGGTTGTATTGACATATTCCGGGTGAACTTCAACAGTCCATTTTTGGTCGCCAGTATAAACACGGTCGAGGTTAGCTTGTATGCGGTCAGCCAAATCCTGTATGCTTGATGCAAAGAAGCTAAAAGTAGGAAGAGAAGAAAAATGAACGAAGTTGTCAGCAAGAACATAGTCAAGAAAATCACATCGAGTCAGTTCATCCGAATAACTATTGAACTTCACACCATCGTAAACATAAGCCTCTCCATTTTTTCTTGCTCCGGCTTTCTTTAAAACACTTGGATCATAGTTAATCGTGAACTGTTCATTACGGTAAATGAAGTAATCTCCGATTTCAAAATCAATCGGTAGTTCAGAGTTTATGGTAGTATTTACGAAACATTCGCCCATGAAAGTTCCACTGTATTGTACTTTTCGTACCTCACAGCGTACCTTCGTTCCTGTTTTGTCATATACCTTCCACATACTATCCCTTCTTTGCTACTAATGCTAAAATCGTAGTCATATCAATACTGTACGAAGGCACAATTTCCGTCTTTGGATCAGTTACCCGGAACTTCACTTTAAATGTGACTGAATCACCATCTTTAGTTGAATGGAAGTCATAGTCACTTGCTCCAAGAAAGTATAAATTCCGTCTTCCGATATTGGTATGTGGATTATACACCTTCAAAGTGGAACCATTGCCATCTTCTCCAATCAGGTAGCCTAAAAATGAAACAACCTTATCATAGGCGGTTGCCATTTCACCTGTATAACATATCCCAGCTTCAAGATCATAAGCCTTTAGCGGTAATACGTCAGGAATAAAAGTGTCCTCTCCGTCTTCGTCAGCCCAATCACGTTTAGGCAAATCCTTCGTTTCAGGATACAATTCAAATGGAAAATCGGTACACACCATCTTCCATTCAGTAAGAAGGTCTTTCACCTTCGCACCGTCTGAAGTCTTCTGAAACAATATGCTATATGCCTCTACCATTACCTCGTTTTGTATGACAATAAAAAAAGAGCTTGCTATTGGGGCTATTAAACTCCAATAACAAGCTCTTTTGGCTTTTATTCTTTTTATTACGCTACAAAACTATATATATTTTCTATTATTTCAAAGATAAAGATGAATATTTTCTATTTCTGCTATCAAACATGTGGATAAATTTGGTATGTAGTCTTTTTTATTAATATTTTTGCGGTTACATTAAAATGAATAAAAATGCTTTGGGCAATACTTTGGATTATAATAATAGTTATAATATGTTTTAGCGTGTGTGGTGGTTGGTTCTATGCTATTATGTGGGTAGTAGGTATTGCATTGACGTTATACTTTGGAATTAAACATGAACTAAAAAAATAAACAAATGAAGCAAGATATAATATATATATCATCTCCGTTCAATACTATAAAAAACGACAATGGAGGGAAAGGCATCTTAATACTACATAAGAGAAATAAGAAGATAAGTATAGAAGGAACCTTCTATCAATTTTCAGACATTGATAGTTATGAAATAACAGAAGAAATCATTCAAAAACAAAATCCATCCCAAACAATTATAAAAACGAATACCGGGAATATGGCGAAGAGAGCTATTATAGGTGGAATTGCTTTTGGGGGTATTGGTGCGGTTGCAGGCGCATTAACAGCTTCCAAAACTATTGAAACTAAAGAAGAGCCTGTTTTGCAAGCGATATTCAAAAGAATTTTTATTAAACTAAAGTCCGGGGAAATAATTGAAATTAAAGGGCAGACACATAGCGAACCTTACTTCCTGTATTCAGACTCCGAACAATGGAATAAATATGTAACAAGATATTGCCAATGGATTGAATTTGCAATAAACAAAGCCGGGAACTAACCCCGGCTTTCTCTCACTAACACTTCCCCTTCATATTTCACATGGCAGTTGGAACCATGAAGGTAAACATATACTTTTGCGACATCTTTCTGTTTGATTGTAACTTCAGCATCATCATACAAATTCACAAATATCTTCGAGAATTTAGAAGCATCAATATGTATTTTACTCGTATGCCGGACGTATATATCACATGAAGCATATCCATCAAAAATCAATGCACCTTTGCAATCCCCGCAAATCACGGCTTTATGATTAAGATTCACTCCACCAACCGGGCAATCTACAAAGATGTTATTTCCCTTCAAAAGTTCCGGTGAAAAAGATTCTTTAATAAACTCATTTGTCGGATAGTTATGCAAAATTGCAAAATCAATTCCTCGAAGCCACATTTCGATCAATTCCTGTTTATTACGATTTTCACTCCAATCATTTGTCCATTGCTCACATAATCCATAGAGAATGGCTTTCTCACGCAATTTTTTATTCAGTTCATCCATAATCATCTCATTTTAAATAGAAACCACGATTTTTATCTATTCTCGCTCCGCTTAACATATCTCTGATTTCAGTAACCAATGCTACATTATCAGCCGTATTTTTAGCAATAGTTTTAAGTTCCGTAAGCTGGGCTTGGGCAATCATATTCATTTGCGGGTAGTATTCCTCAATAAGCTGCCTTACGAGAATCAATTTTGCAGCAACATCAGCGCGTATAGCGTTTATGTATGAAGCAAGTAAGTTAGCTGTATCTTCGGTAACACCTTCAATGCCTTTGCTTAGACCGGAGCTTTCGGCTTCTTCCTTCATGCTGACTCCGTATTTCTTCTCCATATACTCATTCAGCTTATCCAGTGCATCGTAGTAATCATCAGTCTTACTACTAACACCCATCAGGTAGTCCGCGATACTTTCAAGCTCGCTGTCGTCAAGTGAAAAATCACTTCCAAACATACCGCTCATACCATCTTCACCAAATAGCATAGTTTGAAGGTTTTTCATGGCTGGTTCAAGAATGGCAAGTTTCAGAACAGAGTTCATCACATCACCCATGATTTCCGCAGCTTTCTTTTTGAAGGCTTCGGCACCATCTTCCCCTTTTTGCCACGCTTCGTACAAGGCATCCCCCAACTGTGAAGCCCAATCTTTCAGATTAATTCCGTATAGAGAATCCGCAGCATCCTCGGCGAAATCCTTAATCTGTTGCTTCAATTCCGCAATCTGATTATTGTAATCTTCAACCTTGCTGTCGTCAGTCTTCTTCTTATCAAGTTCATCCCGCCGTTGCTGTTCCACCTCGGAAAGTTGTTCTTGCATCAAAGCACGTTGATAACCATAAGCACCTCCTTCATTATACGCCTTGACACGTTTTTGTAACTTAGCTGATTCCGCAGCATACTTTGACAAGGACATCATATCAAATATATTTATCTTGCCCTTGTTACGAATGGCATCAATTTGCCCGTTCAACTGATTAAGTCTTACCTTATCATTCTCTGCATCAATTAGTTTTAGTTCAGTTCCACTACCTAAAGTTTTTTCAAGAATTGCATCTATTTGCTCATAAACATTCTTTAAATGCTGAACACGTTCCTTGCTCTTCTCAATGGCTTTATCCAGTTTTTTATCGTGCGCTTGCGCAATCTTACCAATCCAATTAACGGCTTCTCCGGCTGCTGCGGCAATACCACCAACGATACCTCCTTTAGCAAATCCCTGACCGATATTTGAAATAGAGGTCATGGCATCTTGCACATTTCCCATAGAATCTGCCGCACCTTCATTTCCGAGAGCGTCAAACATATCAGACATCTGTCCGGCAAATGTTCCCACAAGCTGCGCACTTTCGGCGGCACTTTCTCCAACTGCTGCTAATTTTTCTGATAAATCTCTATCATCATCAGCATCATTCGAGAACAGGTCTTTGATGTTTTTTGCAAGGGTAGCGAAAGGATTTTTATTCAATCCTTCCTTGTACAAATCATGGATAGCCTTTTTCAACTTTTCTATTTGGGAATACTGTCCGGACACATCTACACGATTACCGTCCGAATCATTATACCAAGATGTGTATGCAACAGGCTTCCCATCTTTGTTCTTCGTTATTTTAGCATTATCAACTATCTGCTGTGCAGTCGTTGAGGCTTGCTGTATCTGACCGTATGATTTATAAGTCTGATCTCCAAATATTTGTTCCCATACCGGAAGAAGCTCAAGTAATTGCCCTTTCAACTTTGCCACTTCTTCTTTATATTCAGTAAATAGGGCTTTCTGACCGGGAGACATACCATCTTCATTCCCGAAAAGTTCTCCGCCATCACCGATAAACCCTCCGGTTAGCGGAGCATACTTTTCACTCAAATCACGTATCTTTTCAGCAATGGATTTATACTTGTTGATAGCCGTAACTTCTTTCAGCTTTATTTCCAAGCTGTCCTTTTCAATAGAATCTTTGGCTTCTTTCCACGCTTTAAAGAATTGCTTATACAAAACACCTTCCTTACCGCCCAATGCTTCGGTAGCCTCTTGTTCAGTGAAAGTGAAAGGAACATAAATACCTTTCTCTTCCATCTTTTTTTGTAGAGAATCTCTTAATTCTTCAGACTTCTTTTCATAGTCCGTGACCGCACCAAAGGCATATATTGAAGCCTCTTTCTTACTTGCTCCTGCATTAAGAAGTTGCTGGTATATATTCCACTTTTTTGTTGTATCCGAAACAAATTTCTCTATTTCTGATATGGATTTTTGAAGAGATTCTTTATCTACCTTTGCTGCAAGATCAATGTTATAGGTATATGCACTTTCAGTCAAAGAACGTCTATCTTTAGTTTTGTCCCCAGATTCTTTCAATATCTTCTCCACTTCTTTCCGGGCATCTACGGAAATAGATTCTACTGTCGAACCTTTGAACAAATCCGCAGCAAAAAGCCCACTTTGCTTTGTACGGAAAAGAGCTTCAGCCTTGCCATAAGTATCACTTAACTTTTCGTACATGGATATGAAATCTTTGACTTGTTTAAAGCGTTCCTTCAACGCTTCCAATGCCAGGTCTTTTTTACCCAAGTCTTTTCCGAAATCATCCTTGTCTCCTTTATTAAGGAAATTATCTCGTATAGCCTTATAGAAGTCATATACAGCTTGCGCCTCATTTATAGCATCTGTATTGTTCTTGATGCGTTCTGCCGCTTTTACTGCTAATGCAGCCTCCTTCACCTTGTCGTCCAAAGCCTCCACTATCTTTTCATCAGAAGTCATGGTTTCAAACTCTTTATCAGTAAACATCTGTATGGGTTTGCCTTTCACCATGCCTCCCGGCTTTATTGCAAGTTCTTCCTGAAACTTCTTTATCTTTCCAGCCAATGAACCATATAATACCTTCTCCGTATAACCAACAATAACAGGTTCAATTTGATACTCTACTGTCAGAATTTGAGTACCCAACATGCGCTCGATCTCCGGTGTCATACCTTTGATTTTACCGAGCATATCATTGATTAACATGCGGAGAGATTCAACTTGCGCTTTCGTAAGATTTGAAAAATCCCATCCTTTTGCTTCTAACTGATTTCGCACGCTGTCGGCATAAGTTTTTAAATCAGGAAGAACATCATTATTCAAGACACTCATGGCATGTGCGTTTTCATAAGCAAAAGCCGCTAATGCTTTCGAGGCTGATAATGAAGATTTATTCAATGAAGAAGATACGTTAATCCATGCGTTCTTATATACAGTCATTATCCGAATTTGGTCTTCCAACGCTTTCCCGTCAATAGCCTTTGCAAACTTTGCATCACCTTTCGCGGCTTCTTGTATGGCATTGCTTATCTCTATGCGATATTTGCCAATACCTATCAACTCTTTATTGGCATCAGCCAAAGCATCCAAGTAGTCCTCAATATTCTCAACTAATGAATCATCGAACCACCCATCGGTTGCCTCATTTGCGGTTTCGCCAACTGAACGAATATCATTCAGAATCTTGTATGCTTCTTTGGCATCCAACAAAGCATTGCGCAAGAAGATGTACCTCTCTGCCAAATCTTCAATACTATCGGCTTCCTTGAAGATATTGTTCACGTCAGGAGTGTAATCTTTCAGAACTTCCTTTATTTCTTTAATGGCGGTTATCAAACCATCTCCATTTAATTGCACTGTATCTATCCCGTTGAACTTCTGAAGTTGCTTTTCCAAGTTCTTATAACCTTCCTGTGCTGTTTGGGAAAGTTCTTCGATACGTTGTTTCATATCTTCACTCTTCTGTTCCATTTTTTGCCAACCACTCATTACAAGAGCTAATCCGGCAAATATGGCTGTATATGGATTCCATACAAGAGATTTCAACGCAAGTCCAACACTTCTTATCCCGGCTCCAAGAGAGTACATCATTACGGTGTAACGGCTCGTACTAAGAGCAGCTTTCATTTCAGCCTTTGTTATACCTAACAACTGGGCAATATGTCCGGCTTGTCCAGATTTCAATTTACCCAATGCCATTAAACGCAAAGCATATTCTTTGGTAAGTTGCCCACTTGATGCAATTAATTTCCAGTCAGAAGTACTCATTGTTTTACTGGATGCAATCACGCCTTTTTCAGCCGCGTTCAATGTTCTGTAACTTTGAGCAACTATCAAATTGGATGCGGCTTTCTGTTTCAAAGCAAGAGCACTTTTGATAAGCAATACATTTTCTTGTCCCATTGCCCGGTTTACAGCAAAAGCAGCTACACGTTGGCTCCCAAATGCAATAACCGCAGCTTCGATTACCGGAACAAGAGATTGCCAGTTTGAGGTCAATTCAGTAAGCATCTCTGCGGTTCCTTTCAAAGTACCGTTCATTGATTCTGCCATGTCAGCCATCATAATGTCAATAGCATCTCCCAAGTTCTTCCACTTCGCACTTAAAGATTCGGAAAGAACTTCCTGCATATTATGGAATTTGCCGCCATCATCAGTCATTCCCCACAATACATCTTTCACATCCTCGAAAGAAACTTTCTTTTTGGAAATCATATCAATGACTTCCCCGGCACTAATTACACGATTTTCGAGCTTACTGAATTTATCTGCCAATGCTTCAACCATCGGTATTCCAGCTTCAGTAAACTGCCGAAGTTCCTGACCGCGAAGGAAGGCAGCACTACGAACTTGACCGTAAGCCAAAATAATGCGTCCCATATCCACGCCGACACCCGCCGAAATATCTGCAAGACGTTTCGTGGTTTCATACAGTTCATTATAAGGTATGGAGAAGGCTTTTAGCTGTTTGGTATAATCGTTCAATTCCCTGACACCAAAAGGACTGACAACAGCTAAGTTTTTTATACTGCCAAAAATTTCATGTGCTTTTCCGGCATCATTAAGCATTGCGCTCAATGCAAGTTCTTGCTGTTCAAACTCACCGCCAATATCAACAAGACCTCTAATGAAACGTTCCAAAGTATATATGGAGTACAGACCAAGCATTTGATTTGCCAACTCACCTGTAATACTAAGTTGGCTTCTCATAGCTCCGTTCATGTTCAGTGTTGCAGAAGCATGGGCACGGGCAGCATTTGCACTGCGCTCACGAGCAGTAGCCAATCCCAGTTCGGCTTTAGCGGCTGCGGCGGCTCGTTGCCGGGCAAGTTCCCGTTGTGAATTGATATAGGCTTCAGCTTTAGCTTCTACGGCACGCGCACGAGTCGCACGTAAATCACTGGCGGAATAATTGGTATTCAGTCCAGCTTTGCGTAGTGCTTCTTGAACAGCCTGACTTGCAGAAGCCTTATCTATGATTACTCCGACTTTAAATGCTTCGCCTTTTAACGACTCCCGGATACTCTTTGCCAAATCACTTTTCCGGCTTTCAATCCCAATCTTGAATGTTTTGCCATCAAAAGCAGCCTGAACTTTTTTTGAGACATCGCTATGATCTACGGATACTCCAACCTTAAATTCCTTTTCAGCCAAAGCCTCACGAGCACTTTTTATCAAGTCTGTTTTACTCACACCTACTTTGAGGTCGAGCTTTACATCTAAGTCCTTCAGAATATCAGCCTTAATCTTCTTTCTTTGTTCGGCTGTCTTGTCCCGGAATAAGATGTCAAAATATAAATTTCCGAGGTCTGCCATGTCTTATTTTGTGTTTATAAATTTTCCTAAATTGAGTTTCTTTTCACCGCTATTGTATTTTGCTTTCCATTTGTTTGCAGCTTCTTCTATTTGGCTTGCGTCCGGTTTTGAAAATTCCGATTTTCCTTTCTTTTTAGTTGAATCTTTTTTCAAGAAGGTAAGTGGCTTGTCATTCCCGATAAGTTCCAGTTGCGCAAGTGTCATTACCCAGTTGTATCCATACATAGGCTCGCATATCAGCCCACCAAAAAGAAGGAGCGGTTGCATCATCCATCCACCTTTATCTGATTCCCACCCGGCTCCGTAAAGGGTTCGGGAAGGGAAATAGTCGCTTCCTCCTTCTTCATTATCATTATCGTATCCTTCATTTCGGTCAGCAATGTGATATTCATAAAGAAGTTTTTGGCAGGAACTTTTTTTTTACCAGCAGCAATAATGGGAAACAGTTCATCATCCGTGTACTGTTTAATGTAGAAGAACCAACGCCAAAGTATTGGATATAAGAATTTGATCTTCCAAAAATCGTTCAATATGATTAATGCAGCACTCATACAGCTTACTTTGGCATCGTTATCCTTAGCAAGCATAATATGGGTCAATTTGCGCATTGTTCCGGGCTTCATCCAACGCACTGGATATGATTTCTTTCGACCACGCATAGAAACAAGTTCCACGCTGTCACCCAATATTTCATCCAATAATCTCTCACTATCAAGAGAAGGTTGTTCCAATTTCTTTTTTGCCATGTCAAATTTGTGTTAGTGTTGAAAAAAGAAAAGGGCGGCGGCTCGTTGCGGCTCACCACCCTTTATTGAGTTTTGCGAAAAAAGAGTTCGTTATCCTCCGGGAGCAACAATCTCCTTCTCTTTAAGAATGTAGATGCTCGCCTTGTTCTTATCATTCATCGGGCTTACTGCCACGTTGAAATAAGCAGGCTTACCACGTTCACTGATAAGGTTAGAGTAACCTTCGATATTTGGCAAGTACAAAGCTGTACTTCCATCTTCAGAGGTCATAAATAATGCTCCGGTTACTTTCTTTGGTTCGGTGTTGTAACCAGCACCTTCGTAGGTTTTACCGTTGAATGTAGCTGTCATGGCAGCAGATTCAACGACTTTATTCATAAGCAATTCATTCACTTCACCCGCAATACTGGCTACTTGAAACTGAATATCAGCATCACCAGCCGTAGCAACAGAAGTCCAAATAGCTCCGGTTGTCAGTTTGATTTTAGAAACATCTGCCGCACCTGTATCAAAAGTTACGCCTTCATCCAAAACCGGTAGTTCCATATCTGCCCCTTTCAAAGCATTAAGAGCTTGATTAGCAGTAGCGATGAAATATACATTTTTCATCTGTGAGAAGAGTGCTTTCAACTCTTCAAGAGTTTTTGTAATTGCAAATTCAGCCATAATCGTATTATTTAAAATTTTGTGTTATTTTATTATCATTTTAGCCTGAATAATCAAGCAATGAAAACCTAATCCATCATCACCTCCGGGCAATAATCGTGGAGTCGTAGCAGAAAACAATTCATTCGATAGCGGGAATTTATCTATCACGGCTTGTTGCATTGTTTCTAATGCGTCAGTCGCTTCAATTCCATTCTTACGGTTCCTTACAAAAACTTCGATTCTGCAATAGGTGTCTTGATAAGCATGCCGATCATAAATTCCTATCGGAAGAGATACTACAACAAAATCTTTCATTGTGTCCTCGTTAGCGGCGGGACGGTCAGTTACAAATACATTGCGACTTACATCACCAAATATCTCCGTCAGCTTTTTCAATATGTCCTTCCTGCGAAATCTCGTTCTTCCCATCACTTCATCGGTTTTAAATTAGAAAAGAGAATATTACTCGCTTTCTGAAATGTATCAGTCAGCACATTAGCATTATTTCGATTCTCCAAATACGTTGAATATTCAGTACCCGTACACATCACTATTGCAAATCCATTATTGCAATCCGGTTTGTATGTTTTCAGAAAATTCAAAGACAAATTCTCACCATAATCACCATCCGTTTTCATGGTTCCTCTCAAACCTCTGTCTTTTCCGTCATAATCAGGAGATAGATAAGCATATTCATCTTCTGTCAGTTTTGCCCGGATTGGTTGAGGCATGTTGTCCCCACTGCAATAGTAATATGAGAATCTTCCATCTATGTACAATCCACAAGCATAGCTCGTTATCGTGTTTCCGGTGAAATTACTCCACCCACGTTTCTTTTTGACCGCATCATCCACCAATGCTTCACAAACCTTCACCAAGTAATCATAGATAAACACCGATACAATTTCTCCGGCTTTTTTCATTCCAGCATCAAATAGATTATTGTTATTCATATCATCAGTTTTTTGCAAGATTGAAATAAACGGTTGTTCCCAAATTTCCGGGGTAACAGTCTGCAACCATACATTCGGTAAAAGTTCCTACGCGGTCTGTCACATCTATTAAATATCCCGTTTTGATACCTTCAATTACTCCCGGAATACTTAACGCATAGTCAGCCTTTACCACATTTTCTGTTTTAAATGTGCGGAGTGAGGTATTACCATACTTCCGGCACTCTCCTTCATAGAGAATATCTCTTTTACCTTCCGAAAACGAAGTTTCACCTTCCATCCGATAAATGGTACATTTGTGCGGGAATCGTGGATTATTTGGTTTCATCTTATACCAAAGTGTACTATTTTCATTTTACTTTTACCCGGCATGTTCTCTCCCCATTTCTCATATAGCTCTTTTGCCATAGCCCGCAACTCCCTCTTATCAAAAGCTGAAGTCTGCCAGCCACCTTCAACGTGCTTCCATCCGCCATCGCTGTCTTCCGTATTATTTTGTGTACTGGGAGTAGCTGCACACCATAAATAAAGGTCAGCAGTACAAAGGTCAAGTTGCTTTTCTGTCAGCGAACTTGCCATTGCTTCGGCTGCAATTTTCCGTTTGAAGAGAATGGAATTAAGGGCATTGTCAGCTATTTGATAGCCAACAACACCTCTTAAATATTCTTCAATCGGCATATCAATATGAGAAACCGTATCTGCCATTATTTACTTGCCTTTACAGTCAGGTAATACATTTGTCTCACCACATTCGGCACGCACAATGCTGTAAGCTCACTCGAAATCTTCTGTACCTTGTTATAGGCATCAAAAGTCTGTGTGATTACGGTACGTCCTTCATCATAGAAAGCAATACGAGCCGCCGGATCATTTATTACGATTGGGGTTACCGCCTTGATCGTACCGATACGAGAAGAAGGAACGAAAACAAATACATTTTCATCGAAACTCTGCAATGTCGGAGTAGAAACCGTGCGAGTTTTCTTGTCGAACTTCTCTACAACGGAAACACTATCAATAATGGTAATCGGAGCACCAACATACTTCTCTACCAAGACCTTCATTTCATCATCCAGCAAGCTCACGCCAATTTGTACGGCAGCATCAGCAGTAGTAACCAACGGATTCTTGATGTATCCGAGAGACTGTCTTACAGCCGGAATCATAATGAACTTGTCCCATGTAATCTTGTTTACTTCGATATGGTCTACCGGAGCATAACAAGTCTGACGAATATAAGTAACCTTGTTTTTCAGGTCTTCCAATGGTGTGATACCCGTATTCAGAGTACCATCTTTCTTCCACCAAGCAATTTCCCAACGGTTCTTGCCGGGTACATGGAAATCAATGCTGACACCTGTAATACCTTGCGGGTTGTTTTCCGCGATAATATCAAACTGACCTTTAGATACGGCTTGATGGCGTTGGAACTTCAAAGAGTTGTAGTTACCACCGAGCAACATATCAGTGCTTTCAAACAGCAAGTTTTCAACACTTTGTGCCATACGTTCAGAGAACACCCCGAACTGTTGCAATGCTTGCATGTGCAAGCGGATTTTAGCTTCGTCAATATTGAACTCATGCTTCATACGAGGCATCTTGTCACTACCAAGCTCAAAGCCTTCGGTATGCTTAACGGGACCCGGTGAATCGAAATCAACATACGTTGCCATCGTATATACACGAGCGGTTGCGGAGATTTGCTTAAACTCAAAATCATCCTGCATATCCGGTTCCCAATCAAAACCGGGAGTTTCGGGCTTATTATACTTTTCAGCAAACATTTCGTCAATGTAATCCTGAAAAGAAATACCATTGTTTTCAAGCCCACGGGCAATCAAATCATAAAATTCTCTATCTCTAACTTCCATAACTTACGCCTCCTTCTGAAATAAAATGTTAGGAACCAATGCTTTGAAAATATCCGGGATAGGTTGAATACGGTCTGCATAAACCTTTCCACTCCATACGACCGTACAAGTGGCTACTTGCGTGCCTTCTTCGATGTAAGCATCATTCTTTGTCAGACCTGACATGTGCGTGATAGCCATTTTTTGAGATGCACCTACGGCGGCAGCTACGGTCAGAATATCACCTTCTGCAAGAGTATCAGGGTCAGCACTCAAAGTAACAGTAGCTTCGTTTCCATCAATAACTACTTTCGTCACCTTCACGCCCGTTCCCGTACCGTTAAGAGAATCGGGTACTTTCATTAAGAATTGACCCACGGTTGGAGTCGGAAGCCCCATACCAACAGTCACTTTCAATGTGGTGCCAGTGCTACCTTCCAATGCCTCATAAAATTCTAAGCATTTAGAAGTACCTCCGGTTTTATCAAGATATACGGGTGTTCCTGCGGGAATAACATCTCCCACGTCCGGCGTCTTCTCAAATACGCCGCCACCGTCTATCTTGCTAAATACATCTTTCCATACGGGAAATGCACCACCAAACTTTCTTGTCTTACTACCAAAAGTATTACCAATCATAGTTCTGTGTTTTAATGTGTTTGTAATCAGTTAATTATTTTAATTTGCAACAGGCAAATCACCTGCTTTTTGGTGCCGTTCTTTAAACCTCTTCAGTGTTTCATTCTTTGTGTTTTGTTGCTGTTGCTGCCCGGTTCTCGGAACAGCCCCATTTCCACGACAAGCACTAAACTCTTTGTCATAAACTGGAAGAAGAGAATCCACAAGTTCATCTACTGATTTCTTGGAATCAAGTTCTCCGTGTTTAGTCAAAGTAGTAGTCAATACATACTCGTCATTTACACCTTTGGCTTTCATCCCGGCAATAACTTTCTCACGCAGTTCGCTTTGGCTTTTTACTTGATCTTGTCGGTCAAGACGTTCGCGCAATTCTTTGTTTTCATTCTTGATGCCTTTCAACAATTCAAGAATTTCATTGTCCTTACCTTCCTGCGTAGTATCGTTAGCTTGTTGCTGATTTGGTTTGTAGTTCTTTTTGAACTCTTCAACCTGTATGGATACATCATGGCTGTAATTACCATCAAGCGATTTCAAGAAACCCACGTGTTTTTCCCAAAACGCATCATCCGGCTCTGTGCCTTCTGCTGGTAAATTTCTATTGACGTAATCCGTCAGCGTTCTTTGTGACAGGCTGGTTTTTCCAACACGTGTCGTAATCTCGGATAAGATTTGTTCTTTTTCCATCGTGCGTTATTTTGTGTTTGTGTATAAAAAAAAGAGTCAGACAATGCTTTTTGCATCAATCTGACTCTTTGGTCTTATATCTTTAATTGCGGAAGCAGAAGGATTCAAACCTCCGAAGCCTTTCAGCTTGCCTCTTTAGCA